TGATCGCCATGTTGTCACCGCGATTGAGTGCGAGGGTGATCTTGTCATCACCGAGCATGGCGGCTTCCACGTCCATGTTCACGACGAGGGATTTAGGGCCACGGATGCCCGCCTGAAGCATCGCCTTGCGAATGGCGATGAGCTGCGTGCGGCTGTAGTTGGCGGAGGCAGTGGTAAGGACAGCCGCGCCGAAGTTCGTGGTGGTGAGGACGCTGAACACGTCCTGAAGTAGCTTGTTCGCGGTGGCGTTGGCGAGCTGAGCGCCAAACTGCTCCAGACGGCTGGCATTGCTGCTGTCGGCGAGCTGCTGCGGCGTCACGTCGATGGGCGTGATGTAGCGTTTGTCCACATTCACCGTGATGGCGGAGATGGTGCCGCCAGTGCCTTCATAGGCGGACGCACCCTGCACGAAGGAGGTGGAAGTGACATTGCCGAAGAGCGGCACCACGACGGCAGCGCCAGGCGTGGCGACTTCCGATGAGATGTCGGTGGAGAAGACATTCAGCGGCAGCAGAATGTCCACGAGCTGCTGGAAAACAGTCTGGCCGAAGAGGGTATCGTTGAACGTATTCATTTAGATGGAGATGCGGGGTGGTGTGAGGGTGAGGGTGTCAATCAGGCAGCGGACTGGTTGAAATAGGCAGATGGCTTTTTGAGCTCGCCCTTGTGCTTGTTATAGAAGCGGGTGCGCTCGGCGGGATCGGTGATGGCGGCGTATTGCTCATGCACGTTTTTGACCGTGCTCACAGCGGCAGCCGTGACAGGCGTGTTGCCACCAGCAGCGGCCGCAGGGCCGTTGGTCAGCAGTGCCTTGATGCTCGCGAGCTCAGTTTCGAGCGCGGTGATCTTGGCTTTGTCGGACTGCGTGGCATCGGTGATGCGGGCGGTGAAGGCGGCTTTCACATCGGCGTCTTCGAAGTCGATGACGACGTTTTTGGCGGCGGGTTTGTGCGCCTTGAAGGCCTCAACGGCCTGGTCTTCGGTGCAGTTTTCCGGCAGTTGGATGCCGAGGGCGGAGGCGAGAGCGAGGAGTGCTTTCATGTGTTCAGTTGTGGAGGTGAGGGCCGTGATGGGCGCAACGGGCGGCGGGGTGTCAAAGAGGGCGCGGGGCGCATGGCGCAGCGCGGCGGTGATGCGGGCGGTCTTGAAGGCGGAGGCGCTGAGCGCGACTTCATCGGTGGTGGCATCGGCGAAGCCGTGCTCCACCGCTTCTTCGCCGGTGAGCCAGGTCTCGGCGTCCATCATGTCCATGATGTCCTCGTCGGTTTTTTTGGTGCGGTCGCGGTAGGCGGCGACGAGGCTGCTCTTGATCTTGTCGAGCAGGTCAGCGAGCTGGCGCATGTCCGCCGCATCTCCCATGGCAAAGCCGCTGGGGTTGTGGATCATGAGGAAGGCATTGCGCGGCATCTCGATCCGCGTGCCTGCCATAGCGATGACCGATGCCATCGAGGCGGCGAGGCCTTCAATGCGCACGGTGACATTCCCGCGAGCTTTCAGCGCATGGTAGATGGCAAGACCATCAAAGACCTCACCGCCGGGCGAGTGGAGTGAAAGATGGATCGGAGTCGCTGCCGCGATGCTGCGGAGCTGGGCGAGGAAGTCTTTGGCACTGACGCCCCAGGCTCCAATCTCGTCGTGGATGGAGATTTCAGCGGCGGGGGCATCGGCGGCATTGGTGATTGTGAACCAAGTCTTAGAGCGGGACATGCTCGCCGCGAGGTGTCAAAGGACGGGAAATGAAGACAAAAAGATGACAGACAAAAACATGCTGATTTTTTTGTCTGTCATTTTTTTGTCTATGCATCAAGCGCCGCGATGTCGGCGGCGAGGGTTTCGGGGCTGAGGGTGTTGAGCGTGCCCGCGGCGGCTTGGAGGGTCTTGAGGCCCATGCCGACGGCGATGGCGATTGAGGCGGGGATTTTGACCTGCTCAACGGGCGTGCTGGTGGCGCGATGGATGGCGTAGCGGATGCTGTCGAGCCGTTGATCAATGGCGGAGTGGCGGACGGCTTCGCCATCGTTGCCGGTGCTTTTTTCGATGAGGTCGTCGGCAGGGAGGAGATTTTCACCAACTGCTTCGAGGTCGGCGCGTTTGTCGCGTCCGGCATCGACGGTGGGGTCGGGATCGGTGACGAAGTCGATTTGATTCCAGTCTTCGACGGTGGCGTAGGCGTAGAGAGGGCCGCCGGGCTGCATGGCGGTGCCGATGACTTTTTCCCAGAGCCATTCAAGGAAGGGGTAAAGGCGGGCGCGTAGGCCCTCATGGGCGCGGGCGACCTGCTGGAGGAGGCCGCGATATTCGACGCCGCCGACTTTGCCACGGGTGAAGATCCATTCGGGCGGGTATTTCAGCTCGAAGAGGAAGGGGTGGATGAGATCGGCGAGGATGTCGCGGAAGGGGATGCCTTCGGAGGGGTTGTTGAAGAAGTTGAAGCTCTCGTTGTCGGAGAGCGGGAGGAAGACGGCTCCTTCAGCGACTTCGACGAAACGGCGGCCGGTATCGGCAGCGGGGCTGCCGCTTTGCTCTGCCACGGCGATCTGCTGCATGGCATTGAGCATCTTGCCGTCTCGCGTGGTGGTGGCTCCCAGGAGGGAGGCGCGGACCTTGGCGGAGTGCTTGCGGAGGGCTTTAAGGTCGAGGGAATCGAGGAGATCGCGGCCGCTGGCGAAGATGATGGGATCGCCGTGATACTGATGGATGCGGGTGGGGTCTTTGAGGTGGAAAATATTCCGGTGCCCCATGGCATTGACGGCGGGTATGTCGGTGAATTTTTTGGAGGGCGTGTAGCCGGTGGCATCCGCGTCTTGATTGAGGCGGAGGAGCTGGAGCTGATCGAGGCCGTTGTATTGGAGGCCATCAAACCAGCGAAGGCTGCGGGCGGCGTTGGTGGGCACATCGCCATTGGTGAGCTGATCGCGGCTGACGAGCTGAATCTGGAAGGCTCGCTTGCTGCGGTCATTGAGTGACCAGGATGCGCCTGCGGGCTCATAGACGGGCAAAATAAAAAGCTCGCCATCACCCATCATGGCGGAGAGTAGCATGGGCTGGATGGCAAAGAGATTGTGCTCCTTGCGGATGTCGATCGCAGGCGATTCGGCCCACTTCTTGAAAAGGGCGGTGGCTTCGCGGCGGAAGTCGGCGTTTTGCGAGATCGATTTGCAGCCGATGCCTTTGCCGACGGCTTCACGCGGGAGCTGCTGGATGCCGTAACGCACCTGCGGGATGCCTTCCTCGCTTTGCAGAAAACGGGAGATTTGCACGAGGTCTTTGCTGCGCTGCATGCGCTCGACGCTTTTGAGGCTCCATGGTGTGTAGCGCGGGGTGCTGCGGTAGCTGCCGGGCGTGGTGGAGGTGGCGACGTTGGTGATGCCGTGAGGGCTGTTGACGATGCCCGTGGTGCCAGAGATGGCGGGCGTGCGGGGCGACTTGGATGAGCGTTTTGCCATGGCGAGGAGAGTGGAGGGCGATGGGATCAGCCAAGGAGTGCGGCGGGTTCACGGCCGGGGGCGAAGCGGAAGCCGAAGGGTCGGCGCTCGGAATTGTCCACAAGGCCCGCGATTTTGGCCTCGACGGCTTCAATGGCGGCCTGGACGGCCTGACGGCGCTGCTCGGGTGAGGAATCGCGGAACTGCGCAGAGTGGGAGGAGCCCTCAAAGGCATGAGCGGTGATCTCGGCACCGCTGCGATCTTCGGCGAGGAGGAGGTATTGATCGGTGAGCCATTGGAGCTGCGCGGCGTTGTCGCCCGGATGCAGGATGCGGGCGTGGAAACGATAGTCGGAAGTCAGGTCTGCAATGGAAACGGCCGCCATGCGGGCGGGCGGGTGTCAAAGGCCCGGCGGTGGACCGCCATGACGGGATTGACCGGAGTGACAGCGGCGAACTGGCGCTGGATCCGACAGACTCGCCAATGCTCGCTAGTTGCCGAGCTGGGTGTTCTGGGCTGAGACCATCAGCGCATCGTTCACTGCATCGCGTTTTGTGCGGCAGTATCCGCGTGAGACGATTCGACGACCTTCCTTGTTGGTCCATTGCCAGACCTTGCGGCCTTCGAGTGTGATTTTCTTGATGTCCGTTTTCATGGTTTTAGTCCGTAGATGGTTCCGTTCTCATCGACCAGTCGATACCCTTCATCTTCAGCGTTGTGGGGTCCGATGCAGTCACAGTCGGCGTA